CCAGGGGTAAGGGTGCGAGCACTGGATGATGATAAGGGTCAGAAGAAGGAGCGGTTCGTTGTCATGGACCGTAGGATGCCTACGCCTGGAATTGTATACACTCACAACAATTCCTTAGACAATGTTTTGCGTGGGATTGGGGAAAGGTTGAAGATGGTGTCGGATGGGCGCGGGGGTTTTTGCTTTCCACCTAGACCGAGAGTCTTTGACCTTGAAGAATACCGAGGGCGACTGCTGAGGAAGATGCCGAAGTTTGATGCCCCCATCACACTGGATGAATTCGTCCAGTTATACGATGGGCCCAAGCGGAAGCGGTATGAATCAGCAGTTGAGCAATTGGTTAGGGACGGGCTGCAGCCAAGTGATGGAGATATTGCACTCTTCATTAAGGATGAGAAGATCTGCTCTTGGAGCAAAGTGGATCCTGCGCCTAGGTTAATTTCCCCAAGATCCCCCAAGTATTGTGTGCAATTAGGTAGGTACATCAAACCCATAGAGCATTTGCTGTATAAAGCGGTGGCTCGTGTCTGGGGTGAAACCACAATAGCAAAGGGCCTCAATTTCAATGAAAGGGGGACGTTGATCCAACAGAAGTGGGAGTCATTTAATGACCCGGTGGCTGTGGGCTTGGATGCATCACGATTTGATCAGCATGTGTCAGAATTGGCGCTGATGTGGGAGCATTCCGTTTATATGCGGTGTTATCCCAGAGAGGAATGTGATGGCAAGTTAGCGAGACTTCTGGAACGGCAGTTGGTCAATAGGGGGCGTTGCTATGTTGAAAACCATCTGGTGGAGTATGAACACAGAGGTGGCAGGATGAGTGGTGATATGAACACTGCTCTTGGAAATTGTCTCATCATGACTGGTTTGGTATGGGAACACGCCAGGCAGATGGGTGTTGCCGTCAAGTTGATTAATGATGGTGATGATTGTGTCGTGTTCATGGAGAGGGCTGATTTGGCCAGGTACTTAGGTGGTTTGGAGGAGTGGTTTCGGGCTAGAGGCTTCACTATGAAGGTGGAGAAGCCGGCGTTCGAGCTGGAACAGATAGAGTTCTGTCAGTGTAGACCTGTATGGAACGGGGAACAGTACACAATGTGTAGAAACGTGTTTAAAGCGCTATTTACGGATGGCGTTCACGTTGGCCGCACATTGTCGGAAATTCAACACATCAGGTCTGCAACATCAAAATGTGGGAAGGTGTGGTCAAAGGGACTGCCCATATTTGGCGAATTCTACGAGTTTCTGGGTTGCGATGCCCCTAGGGGGAAAAGCAACTTTTATGGTGACTATAGGCACAGTGGTACGGTTTGGCAGGCTAAGGGGTGTGTTAGTGGCACAACGCACATCACCGATGAGGCCCGCGCCAGCTTCCATCGTGCTTTTGGCATCACTGGCTCAGAACAGGTGTTGGTCGAGGATTTTTACAAAAATCTACCGAAGACCACGTACGACACGCCCCAGGATGCTCTTGTATATAATCCGCAAATATCCCCCGATAGTTACCCGTTATTTGTGAGTGAGTCATTGTGTGAAATTGTGTTTAATAAATAGTATGGCAAAGAATAAGAAATCACCACCACCACCTGGATTGCGTAATCCTCGGAGGAAACCACGTACTAGACGTAGGGCCATGGGAACATCATCCATACTACTACTAGGCAGATTGCGTACGCGCAGCTGCTCCATAGTCCTGATAGTGGTGTTGAGGTGCCTGGGGGGGTGTATGATGGAGAGAAAGGTATCACTCAGAGGTTTGTGACTAGTGTCACCCTGGCTAATGGCATTTCACAAACAGCTGGATTCATGGCTTTCTGTCCATCCACTGGGAACTACCTTGCAGTTGGAGTAAATGCCTCCAATTCTCTACTTACTCCCGCATTCTCCAATACTTCTGCTCCTGGAGCAGCGTTCTTGGGATTGAATGCCGCAAAGAGTCGTGGTATTGCATGCAAGTTGGAAATAATTCCCTCCGCCGTCTCTGTCACCAACATTGTGGGTGAGGTCTGTGCTG